TCACCGCCTCCACCAACGGCTCCGGCGTCTCCAACGACGCCGACATCCTCTTCACCGGCATGCCCGCCTGCACGGTCGTCGGCATCGAAATCTGGGACTCGGCCGGCAGCCCCGTCCGGCTGTGGCACGGTGCGCTCACCGCGAGCAAGACCCTCGGCGCTGGCGACGAGTTCAAGCTGGCGAGTGGTGACGTGGACCTGGTTCTCCAGTGACCCCGTAGCGGAAGGCGGCTGACCGGTGCCCACCTTCGAAACGCTCACCGACGACTTCGAGACCGGCACTCTCGACACCACCCTCTGGTCCGGCAGCTACGGTGACCCCGACGAGCTTGGGGGGCGGGCACGGATCCCGTGCACAACTGGCTACGCGGGCCTCAAGTCGGCGTCCATCTACACGCTCACCGGCTCAGCAGTGGCGATCCGCCTCTTCCCGCCGACCCCTAACGGGGCCACGACAGCAGCGGCCAGCGTACTGGTCCTCACGAGCGTCGGCGGCACGGACGCGGGGTTTATCGTCGACTCCGCACAAACGGCGGTCGGCTGCTACCTACGCGAAGGCTACGCAGACGCCGCCCCTGTGTTCTTGACCTACGACCCCGTGGCGCATGCGTGGCTCCGCACCCGCGAAGACTCCGGGACCCTCTACTGGGACACAAGCCCGGACGGCGCCAACTGGACGAACCAGCGCACCGCCACCAGCCCTGCGTGGGCCGCGAACAACGACCTCGCGTTCCTCGTCGAAGGCCACCGAGACGCGGGCACCTCCGACTTCGTTGAGGTCGCCAGCGTCAACGCCGCCAGCACCGCCACCGGGACTGCCAGTCTCACCGCAACCAGCAGCGCAACAGCCGTCGGAACCCTGCGGGCAGCCGGGGCGGCACCGCTGACAGCGTCCGGCACCGCATCGGCTGCCGGAACGCTGCGGGCCCTGGCGGCGGCGACATTCGAAGCCTCCAGCATTGCGGGCGCCGCCGGCATCCGGCGAACCAGCGGCGCCGCAGCCGCTGACGCATCCGGCGTCTCAACCGCGGTCGGCACAAGCATCGTCCACGGCATTGCGGCGTTCGACGCATCCAGCGCCGCCACGGCAGCCGGCGCCCTCCGCGCCGTCGGCTACACCACCATGACCGCCGATGGCAGCCTCACGGTCACCGGCGTGCGCCGCACCGTCGCCACCGCCGCAGGCACCAGCACAGGCAGCCTCACCGCCGCAGGAATCCGCACGGCCCGCGGCACGGCCACCCTCACCGCATCGGGCACCGCCAGAGTCATCCAGGGAGTCATCGACTACGGCATCACCATCGGCACCCCCTACACGATGTGGGAGGTCGGGGCGCCATGGCTGTGATCCCAGCAACCTCCACCGAATACCTGCACATCCCCGTAACCGCCACACCGGCCGGAACCGACCTCACCACGGCCCCGGTCCGAGTCGCCGTCGTCGCCCACCGCACCGACCCGGCCAGCAGTGAATGGCGCACCGCCGACTGGAACGCAGGTGTGGCCCGACTCCTCATCGGACCTGGCGGCGACATCGCCCTCGCCCGCGGCGACTACCGAGTGTGGATCAATATCGACCCGCCCGGGAGTGAAAACGTCGTCCGCCGGGCCGGCATCCTCACCGTCATGTAAGGAGCCTGCGCCATGGCCGACGACCTCCTCGTCATCATCCCCACCCGCGGCCGGCCTGGTGCAGTGCCGGAGATCATGCAGGCGTGGGACGACACCGGGGCGACCGCCGACGTGCTGTTCTGCGTCGACAAGGACGACCCCGAACTCGCCGCGTACAAGGCGCAGGCGAAGGAGTACGCCGACGACGGCCGGGTGCGGTTCGTGTTCTGGGCACGGAAGCGGCTCTGCGGCACCCTCAACCAGGCCGCAGTGAAGAACGCCGACTCCTACCGGTTCCTCGCGTTCATGGGCGACGACCACCGGCCCCGGCCTGCAGACCGGCCGTGGGACGAACGGTTCCGCGAATGCCTGTCCGGCGGCGGGCCCGGCATCGTCTACGGCAACGACCTCCTCCAGGGCGAGAACATGCCCACCGCCGTCGCCATGACCTCGGACATCGTCCAGACCCTGGGCTACTTCGCCCCGCCGCAACTGGTCCACCTGTGCCTCGACCTGTGCTGGCTCGACTGGGGCCGCGGGCTCGGCCGCATCACCTACCTGCCCGACGTCGTCATCGAGCACCTGCATCCGGCGGCCGGCAAGGCGCAGGTTGACCAGGGCTACGAGGAAGCGAACAGCGCCGAGCAGGTGAGCAGCGATTCCGCCGCCTACTACGACTACCGGGACAACGGCGGCCTCGAAGCCGACCTCGACAAACTGCGGTCGCTCCTGTGACCCGGCAGCGGCTCCGCCCCGCACACACGGCCGAGCAGCTCGCGGACATCTACCCGCAGCCCCACGACCACCGGCGCTGGCGAGACCACCACGTCCGTGTCGACACCACCATCGCCCTCGCCAAGGGCATCGAGAACGTCCGGTCGGTCGCGGATCTGTCGTGCGGCAACGGCGCCATCGCCAAGGCGATCGGAGCCGAGACGATGATCCTCGGCGACTACGCCCCCGGCTACCCGATTCAGGGCGCCATCGAGGACACCATCCACGGCATCCCCGACGTCGACCTGTACGTCTGCTCCGAGTCCATCGAGCACCTCGACGACCCCGACCGGGTGCTGAAGCAGATCAGGGCCAAGGCCCGGCACCTCGTGCTCACCACGCCGGTCGACAACTGGGGCGACGCCAACATCGAGCACTACTGGGCCTGGTCGCAAGCAGATGTCGAGCAGATGCTCACGGCGGCCGGGTGGACGGTGCAGGTCACCAACATCCTCGACATGCGCGGCGCATGGAGCCCGTACTGCTTCGGCATGTGGGTCTGCGGATAACCCAACCACCCCATACGCCTGCGGCTTGATCACCGCAGGAAGGGAGCCCCGGCGTTCCAGGCGCCGGGGCTTCCGCATCTCCTGGAGACAGCATGGACATCCGACCCGTCGATCTACCCGAACTGCGTCGAGAGATCACCGGAATGCTGCGGGTGCCAGGCCCTAAGCTCTGGCGAGCAACGGCCCGGAACGTGCACGACGACGAAAGCCACCTGATGGCGCATGCCATGCAGGGCGCGGAGAGCGGCGAGCTGTACTTCGTCGCGCCGGGCATGCTGGAGCTGGCTCGGGTCGCGGCCAAGACGATGCCCGAGTTCGTCTTGGAAGCGCACGATCTGCCAGCCCCGCGAGGTCTGATGGTGTTCGGCGGAGCAGGGCTTGCCGTCACTGATCGCCCCGGAGCCGTGCAGGCAGTGGTCTGGGAAGACGCCGGGCTGGCGGGCTACATCTACCCTCTGAGCTCTACGCGCGACCTCGTGGGCGACTCGCCCAGCCGGATTCCCGGGCGACTCGTCAGCGTCGGAGACGCGGCCGTCTGCCAGTTCGGGCGAGCCATCACGAACGGCGGCCCGACACTCGAAACCATACGAGCGGTCAAGGCTGCATGGCTCCTCATGCAACAGTCACTGGCCCTGGTGTCCGAGATCGAACCGGACCGCGCGGCCCGTCGACGCGCGGCGCGCGGGCGATACGAGCCCCGACCGGTCCGCGTGATCGAACTTCGCCGTCCTGCACACAGTGGCTCTGGTGACGGCTCCCGCGAGTTTCACCACCAGTGGATCGTGCGTGGCCACTGGCGGCAGCAGTGGTACCCCACCCACGAAGTACACCGCCCCGTGTGGATCGCACCCCACATCAAGGGTCCCGAAGGTGCACCGCTCCTCGGAGGCGAGAAGGTCTACGCCTGGAAGAGGTAGCGGCTACTCGGCCGTCGGGCGCTTTCGTTTCGGGTGGGCGGCACGCCACGCGTCGATCGCTGCTTCAGCCCACAGGGACGCCCGCCCCACCTTCGTCGGCTTCGGGAAGTCCGGCGTCCGGCTCGCGTGGTTGTACAGCGACTGGCGGTTGATGCCGAGTCGCTTCGCTGCTTCGTCGGAGGTCAGGTAGCCGGGGATCTGCATGCCGCCAGGGTAGCGCGCTGGAGTAGTTCGGCTAACCGGGAGTGGTAGCCTTGGAGTAGTTCAACTACTGCAAGGGGTGGGAATGCCCAACTTCATCGACATGACCGGGCGGGTCTACGGACGGCTCACAGTGGTCCGGCGAGCCGAAACGAACGACCGTTACATCCAGTGGACGTGCCACTGCGCGTGCGGCAACACCGTCAACGTCCGAGGTGCGAACCTCCGCAGCGGCAACTCGGAGTCGTGCGGATGTCTCGGGAGCGAAAAGCGCGAGGCCCGGAAGGTGAGGCATGGCCTCACAGAGACTCCCGAGTACCGGATCTGGCGCGCCATGAAGACCCGGTGCACCAACCCGAACAGCAAGGACTACGTCAACTACGGGGCACGCGGCATACGCGTCTGCCAGGAGTGGATGGACTCCTTCGATGCCTTCTACCAGCACATCGGGCCGCGCCCGGAAGGCATGACGATTGACCGCATCGACAACGACGGCAACTACGAGCCCGGGAACGTCCGTTGGGCTGACCGGTCGACGCAGAACCGAAACAAGCGGTCGGGGCGTCGCCCCTAGAACTAGGAGACGTCGCATGCAGGTGCTCCTCACCGGATCGGCAGGGTTCGTGGGCAGGCACCTGCACGCGGCTCTACTCGAACGCGGATGCGACGTAACCACCTGCGACCTCGTGGACGGACAAGACGCCCTCGATCTGTTTCGCACCGACGACACCCGGTACGATCTCGCGATTCACTGCGCGGCCATCGTCGGAGGCAGGGCCTCCATCGACGGAAGCCCACTGGGTGTGGCCACGAATCTGGCTCTCGACGCTTGGTACATGCGCTGGCTTATCCGGACACGAACGCCCCGAGCCGTCTATTTCAGCTCCTCTGCGGCCTACCCAGTCGCACTCCAGCAGCCCGGCGCCGTTCGCCGCCTCTACGAGGAAGACATCAACCTCGCATACATGGAGGAGCCGGATGCGAGCTATGGCTGGGCGAAGCTGACGGGGGAGAAGCTCGCCACCTACGCCGAAGCCGAAGGCTGCCGCATCCTCGTGCCCAGACCTTTCAGTGGCTATGGCGAGGACCAGGACAAGGCGTACCCGTTCCCCGCGTTCATCCAGCGGGCCCGGCGCCGCGACGACCCGTTCGAGATCTGGGGATCCGGCGACTCCACCCGCGACTGGATCCACATCGACGACCTCGTCGGAGCCACCCTCGCGCTCCTCGACAACGAGGTCACCGGGCCGGTGAATCTCGGCTGGGGCAGAGCTACCAGCTTCGACGAACTCGCCCGCATCGTCACCACAGTCGCCGGCTACCGGCCCCACCTCAAGCACCGGGCCGACGCCCCGCGAGGCGTACACCACCGTGTCAGCGACCCGTCCCGGATGCTCAACCACTACGTGCCGACCGTGACCCTCGAAGAGGGCGTGCGGCGAGCACTCAACAGCTGACCACCCCACCCGGAAGGCCCGCGCCGTGCCTGAGCCCGAGGACCCGATCACCGAACTCGCCGCTGGAGCCGCGCAGCTCCATGAGGCATACCTCGCCTACTGCAACGCCGGATTCACAGAAGATCAGGCCTTCGAACTCGTGCGAGCCATCCTTGTCGCCAGCATCGGCGGGGCCGCGTAGTGACCGCCTACCTGATCATCCACCCCCGCGATCAGCGGCGAGACGACATGCTCATCGAGGGCGACGACCTCACCCTCACCTTCCAAGCCGGCTGGGCCGTCCTCTCCGACAGCCAAGGCGTTTGCCTGGCCATCTCAGCCGAGCAAGGCGCCAGTATTCAACGCGTTGACGAGGAAGCAGAAGCTGGGCCGGAACTGACCAGCCCGGCGCAGTCGTTGAACAAGTGAGACCCCGGCGAGTGCTGTGAACACTCCCGGGGCGCGGCCGACCTGATGCGACAGGACCGACATGGCCAACGCTACACGCGCCTGCGATCGATGCGGCGCCGACATCACCGCCCTCCACGGGAACGCGCGACGCTGCACGACCTGCCCAACGCGGCAGCCGCGCGGGCCTATACCGACTCGGCCATGCGAGATCTGCGGCACGCTTTACACGCCAAAGCGACGCGACTCTCTGTGCTGCTCACGGGCCTGCAACGGGCTTCGCTACAACCGGCTGTACGCAGCCCGGCTCAAGGACGCCGAGCCTGAGCGGAACTGCCCTGGATGTGCGACCGTCTTCAAAGCCTGGCGCACAGACCAGAAGTACTGCACCTCCGAGTGCGGCAACAGGGACCGCGCAAGACGCAACCGCATCCCGGCGGATCTGTCAGAGCGCCCATGCCGCCGGTGCGGGACCACCTTCAAACCCAAGCAGTCGACCTCCGTCTTCTGCTCGCGGCTCTGTAGCAGGCGCGTGTCCTACGCACGCTACCGGCCGCAGCGTGTCGCGGCAGCCGTTGCCTGGGCGCGCGCCAATCCCGAACTGAGGGCCGCCATCGCGGCGCAGTACAAAGCAGCGCGCCGTGCATGGGAACAGCTCAACCCCGGCAGTGTCGGCATCGCCCCGCGCGAGTGGCGCAAGATTGTCCGCCGCTACCGCCACCGTTGCGCCTACTGCGGTGGGAACGACGGCGGCATTCACATGGACCACGTCATACCGCTATCCCGAGGCGGCCGGCACGCCATCGGCAACGTCCTGCCGGCCTGTCAGGGATGCAACCTATCGAAGGGCGCCAAGCTCGTCGCCGAATGGAAGCGAGATGAAGCCGCATGGTCGCAGGACGTGAAGCGTCACCAGGAGACTCTGCTGCCACTGATCGCCTGATGCGCTACTGGGCTGAGGGTGAAGGCGCAGCCAAGATCGGTTGGGGGTCGGAGGGCGACTTCGAGCGCTGTCGAGTTCAGCTTGGCAAGTACGTCAAGCCCGGTGGCATGCTCGACGGACTCTGCTCCAACCTGCACAAACGGGCCACCGGCGAACGACCTGGGCCCAACGCGCACGGCAGCAAGGACCGAGGCTGATGTCCAGCCAAGGCCGGCGCGCAACGCCGCTGCCGAAGGGTTGGGCGCGCATCCGGCAGCGCATCCTTCGGCGGGATGGCTGGCGCTGCCAGTGGCCGCTCTCGACCGGCTCCCCGTGCGGGGAGCCGGCCAACCAGGTGGACCACAAGGTGGGCGCCGCGCAGGGCGTGGACGACCACAGCGACGAGAACCTGTGGGCCCTGTGCCAGTGGCACCATGATCAGAAGACGGGGCGCGAGGCGTCGGCCGTAGCCCACGCCAAGCCGCCTAAGGCTCGGCCGGCTGAGGCGCACCCGGGCTTGGTCAACTGACCAGCCGTCCCGGCGAGCAGGCCGACCGTGATCACCCTGGGGGACCCCTCCAAGATCATCGAAATCCCCGGATCGGGCACGTTAGCTTGGCGCGGTGCGCGTGACTCTGGGGATTCAATGATCAAGCCCTGACCTGCGGTTATGTCGATCGGCTGGTTCGGTGTCCGCGCTCGGGCCATCGGTTGACTACTGTCACGAGACTGCATCAGTGCAGGTCAGAGTACAGATTGCCGTCACGCACCCCGCTATCCTGGTCTCATGAAGACGAAGCGCTGCGAGAAGTGCCGAGACCCGCTGGGTGCCCGGCATGCTCACAACGCGCGGTTCTGCTCCGGCCGTTGCCGCATGGCTGCTCACCGGGAAGCCCGTCGGCAGGCCGATCCACTGCCATCGGCCATGACGCGCCGGCGACAGTGGGTTCGCCGGACGGACCGGAAGGTGCCCCTGTCGGTCGTCGGCTCCAAGGTGCGGCCGGCCTCGTCAACGGACCCTGAGACGTGGGCGAGTTACAGCGCGGTCAGCCGCTCGACAGCAGGCGTGGGCGTCGGGTTCGTCCTGAGTAACGTGGACCGGCTGGCGTGTATCGACCTCGATCACGCGCTGTTGGACGGCGAGTTGCGGCCTTGGGCTCGAAGGATCGTTGAGCGGCTTCCCCGGACGTATATCGAGATCTCTCCGTCCGGGACAGGTCTGCACGTCTGGGGCTTCGGCACCGTAGGCCAAGGGCGGCGCATCCGTAGGGGCGATTCATCCATCGAGGTGTACGACCGTGGCCGCTACATCACGGTGACCTGTGAGCCCTTCGAGAACGCCCCGCCGCGGCTTGCGGACTTGACTCGGGTGATCGCCGACTTGCTGTGAGGGGGTGCCCCTGATGGGTGGCCGTGGAATGGCTCCGAAGGCGACGCGCTCCCGGGCCCGGGATGCACGGGCTCGCGACGCCGAACTGAACCGGGTCGAGGACGACGGCGAGGTCCGCGGCCCTGATCTGCCGGAGGGCGTGTTGCCCGACCAGGAGTCGTGGCATCCGCGGACGGTGCAGTGGTGGGAGACGTGGCGGCGCTCGGCGCAGGCTCAGGTCTTCATCGATACCGACTGGGACTTTCTCCTCGACACGGCGCTGCTGCACCACGTGATGTGGACCAAGGGGCGTTGGGAATTCGCCTCTGAGGTTCGCCTGCGGGCCGCCAAGTACGGGGCGACTCCGGAGGATCGGATGCGTCTGAAGCTGAAGATTGAGACGCCGGCGGACAAGCAGGCCCCGGCGGAGACGCCGCGATCGGCGTCGGACCGGCGGAAGAATCTGCGGATCGTTTCGGAGGATGCCGTGTAGGGGGTGCCATGCCGTGGCGCGGACCCCGATACGACGGCGAGTTCCCTTCTCTCGGGCACCTCATTGTGGAGCACATCGAGGAGTTCCTCTGCCATGGGCCTGGCGACGTGGTGGGCGAGCCGATCGAGTTGGACGACGAGTTCTACGCGTTCATCGTCAAGGCCTACCGCATCGACCCGGAGACGGGGCGGCGCATGTACCGGCGGGCTTTCCTGTCGCGAGCAAAGGGGCGGGCCAAGTCTGAGATCGCCGGGATGCTGGTTTGCTCCGAGGCTCTGTTCCCCGTGCGCTTTGACGGCTGGGATGCGAACGGGGAGCCGGTCGGCCGACCGGTGAAGTCGCCTTTCATTCGCTGCTTGGCCACCGAGGAGGGACAGTCCGGCAACACCTACGACAACGTCTCCACGATGCTGGAGTACCTGATCGAGCATCACGGCGACGATTTCCCCGGCATCGACATCGGCAAGTCGGCTCAGTCGTCGAGCCGGATCATTCTCCACCACCAGCGCGGTGAGATCACTCCGTCGACAGCGTCGTCGGCGGCGAAGGACGGCGGCAAGGAGACTTTCGCGGTCTTCGACGAGACCCACCTGTACGTGCTGCCGGAGCTGCGGCGAATGCACGGCACGGTGCGCCGGAACCTGCGCAAGCGCAAGGAAGCCGAGCCCTGGTGCCTTGAGACGTCGACGATGTACGAGCCGGGCCAGGACTCGGTGGCGGAGGCCACGCACACCTACTTCAAAGCCATCAAGGAAGGGCGAGTACGCGACGCGGACGCTGCTGGGCTGCTGTTCGATCACCGGCAGGCTGCCGACGGTGTTGACCTCTCCGACCGCGATGCTCTGCTGGCGGGCCTCAAGGAGGCTTACGGCCCGGCGGCTGCCTGGATGGATCTGGATGGCATCATCGCGGAGATCTGGGATCCGCAGTCGGCACCTTCGGATTCGCGCCGGTACTGGCTGAACCAGCCGGTAGCGGCAGAGGACGCCTTGCTGGATCCGGGCGAGTGGGCGAAGTGCATTTCGGAGGAACGCCTGCAAGACGGTGACGAGATCGCGCTCGGCTTCGACGGCGGCAAGACCGATGACGCGACCGCGTTGTTGGCCATGCGTATCTCGGACCGTCTCGTGCAGCCGATCGGGATCTGGGAACGCCCGGAAGGCCCGCTGGGGAAGAACTGGGAAGTCGACCGCAAGCAGGTGTCTGATCTGGTGGCGCACGCGTTCGGCCGATACCAGGTTCGGGCATTCTTCGCGGACGTCAAGCTGTGGGAGTCGTACATCGACGAGTGGGGCGAGACGTATCGGGACGAGCTCGTGGTGAAAGCGTCCGCCAGGTCGGCGATCGGTTACGACATGCGCGGGCACCAGCAGGAGCTGACGAAGGCGACCGAGGCCCTGGTGCAGGCAATCATCGACCGCAAGATTTTGCACACCGGCGATCCCGTGCTGACGCGGCATGTGGGGAACGCGCGGCGGCGACCCAACAGGTGGGGAGTTTCGTTCGGCAAGGAGTCGCGTGAGTCGCCGAAGAAGGTCGACGGCTTTGCGGGCATGCAGTTGGCGGACATGGCCCGGCGGGCGCTTCTCGCTTCCCCGGACTGGGCCAAACGGCAGAAGAAGCGAAAGCGCACGGGCAGAGTTCACGGGTTCGCGTAGGGAGGTGGGCGGCGCGTGGAGCTGATGGGCGAGGATGCGGCGGTTTCGATGGCGCGGCGCCTGCTGAAGCTGCGGGATTCGGAACAAGAGCGTCTGAACAAGATTCAGCGCTACATGTGCGGCAAGCACGACAGCGTCTACGTTCCGAAGGGTGCGCGGGCGGAGTACCGGTGGCTGATCGAGCGGGCGCGGGTGAACATCCTGCCGCTGGTGGTCACGGTGGTCGCGCAGAACATGTACGTGGACGGCTACCGGCCGGCTGGCGGCGACGAGAACGCGGCGCCGTGGACGGTGTGGCAGGCGAACCGGATGGATGCCCGGCAGCACGGCATTCACCGATCGGTGCTCACCTACGGGGCCGCGTATGCGGTGGTGATGCCGGGCAAGCCAGTCCCCGTGATCACGCCTTTCTCTCCGCGGCGCATGACGGCCTTGTATGCGGATCCCGTGAATGACGAGTGGCCGATCTTTGCGGTGGAGGACCGTCTGGAGAACACCGCGAAGGGGCAGCGGCGTGTGGTGCGGGTGTACGACGATCGGGCTCGGTACACGCTGGTGGGGGCTGCGGACGGCTCGCAGTTGGCGCCGGACGGCGAACAGTGGGCGATGAGCCACAACCTCGGGGTGTGCCCGGTGGTGCGGTACGTCAACACCGCGGACCTCGACGGCGACGGCGTGGTCGGCGAGGTTGAGCCGCTGATCGACACGCAGGATCAGTTGAACATGACCACGTTCAACCTGCTGATGGCGCAGCAGTATGCGGCGTTCCGCCAACGCTGGGTGACGGGTATGGCGCCCCCGTTGGACGAGCAGGGCAATCCGATGGAGCCGTTCCGGTCCAGGGTGGACGGCCTGTTCGTCGCCGAGGACGTGGACACGAAGTTCGGCGAGTTCGGGGCCACCGACCTGAAGGGCTACTTGGATTCCCGGGAGGCGACGATCCGGCACGTCGCCACCCTGTCGCAGGTTCCCCCCTACCACCTACTCGGACAGATGGTGAACCTTTCCGCAGAGGCCCTGGCTGCAGCCCGCGACGGCTTGGACCGCAAGACGGACGAGCGCGAGTCGCTGTGCGGCGAGGGGCACGAGCAGATGCTCCGCCTCGTCGGCTTGGCCTCAGGCGACACTGTCGCTTGGGAGGACACGGCGGCCCAGGTTGTGTGGCGGGACACGTCGGCCCGTTCGCTGGCGCAGACGGTGGATGCACTGGGCAAGCTGGTGACGATGCTCGGGGTTCCGCCGCAGGAGCTGTGGGAGAAGATCCCCGGGGTCACACAGACCGACGTGGAGCGGTGGAAGACCGCCGCCTCCGAAGGTGATGCCATGAACCGGCTGAACGGCATCATCGAGAAGCAGATGCAGCCTCCGCCCGACCCGCAGATGCCGGCCGAGTCGCCTGCGGCGGCGTGACGTGGCCGCCCGACCGCAGTCTGCGCAGCGATTTCGCCGGGTGCAGGCGCTGCTGGTTGCCCAGATGACTCAGCAGGTACTGCGTGTGTGGCGGGAGTTGATGAATCCGGCGAAGGTGGATGCGTCGTGGCCGGCCGTGCGGTCCGCTCTGATGCCGATCGTGCAGCAGGCTCGTGAGCAGTCCGCCGTCCTGGCGCAGGCAGCGTATCGGGAGGCTCGCGAGAATGCGGGTGTCGCGGGTGACGGGTTTGAGCCTTCCGACCCTCTTCCGCTGGCGATCAAACGCCTGGAATCGACTCTGGACGTGACGGGGCCGGTGGAGTTCAAGAATGCGATCGCCGCCGGCAAGAATCCTCAGCAGGCGATGGATGCCGCCGCGGTGCGCATGGTGGGCTCCACTCAGTATCTCGCCCTTGAGGGCGCCCGGTCGGTCATGAAGGAGTCCATCGAAGCCGACGAGCGGGCGACGGGCTGGGCGCGGGTCACCGACAACGATCCCTGCTACTGGTGCGCCATGCTGGCCTCCCGCGGGCCGGTCTACAAGTCGGCGAAGACGGCCGGTGATCCGCGTCAGGGTGGCGACCGGTACCACGACGCGTGCGCGTGCCAAGCGTGGCCAGCCTTCAGCCTTGACGAACCCTTCATCGGCATCGCCGAGAAGCTCTATGACGACTGGCTGCGGGAGACGCGAGGCCGCGGCGGCAAGCACGCCGTCAACGCGTTCCGCCGCTGGTGGGAGTCGGAGGGGCGCGCCGCCTACACGGCACCAGACCGCCCCTGACTCCCGAATCGGCACCCCTTCGGTGCCGTTCAGCTCCAACGAGGCGCCCGCCGGCATGGCTGGCGCCTTTCGCATGCCCGCCCCGCGTCTGCCGACATGGCGGCGCACCCGACATGGGAGTCCATTCATGGCCGAGAACACTTCGGAGACCGTCGGCGGCATGCCGGCTGTCCCGACCCCCGCCGAAGCTGTTGCCGCGGGTCAGATCCCCGCGCAGACCCCGACCCCGCCGTCTCAGCAGGCTGCTCCCAGGCCGCAGGCCAACGGGGAGCCGAAGCTGGAGGCCACGGACTGGGAGTCCGAGGCGACAAAGTGGAAGGCGCTGTCCCGGCAGCACGAGAACAAGCACCTGGCCGCCCTCGGCTTCAAGTCGAAGGACGAGATCGACCAGCTGCGCGCGACCGCACAGAGGTACCAGGAGTTCGAGGACGCGCAGAAGTCGGAGCTCCAGCGGGCCAACGAGCGAGCGCAGAGCGTCGAACAGAAGCTCGCGGACCTGCAGTCGACGAATGCCCGCCTCATGGCCGCGGCCACGCACAACATCCCGCCGGACCTGATCGACCTTCTCGGCTCCGGCAGCGACGAGGAGATCAACGCACGCGCTGAGGTGCTCGCCGAACGTCTCAAGGCCACGGCGCCTCCCCCTGCCGCCACGCAACACCGGCCCGTGGAGTCGCTGACCCCGGGCGCGGCCACCGCTTCCGGATCCGCCGAGGCGACTCCCGACCAGTGGATTCGCCGGATGGCCGGCCGCACCCCCTGACCTGAATCTCACCGCAGCACCGGGATCACCCGCACGGGGCCGGGGTCGCTGCATTTCCGAAAGGAGACCCCGTGCCTACCTACAACTCGCTCATCAGCCGGGACGCCAGCAACGACCCGCTCGTCCCGGAGCCCGTCTCTGCCGAGATCATTCAGGAGCTCCCGGCACAGTCGGCGCTTCTGCAGCGGGCCAAGAAGGTCCCGATGTCGAGCAAGACGCAGCGGCAGCCGGTCCTGGACGTCATGCCGCTCGCCTACTTCGTGGGCGGTGACACGGGCCTGAAGCAGACCACGGCGCAGGACTGGAAGAACGTCGACCTGGTCGCCGAGGAGATCGCGGCGATCGTTCCGATCCCCGAGGCGTACCTGGACGACGCCCAGATGCCCATCTGGGAGCAGGTCCGGCCGCGGCTCGTCGAGGCCATCGGCGCCAAGCTCGACGGCGCTGGCCTCTTCGGCATCGACAAGCCGTCCACGTGGCCGGCTGCGGTCTACCAGTCCGCGGTAGCGGCCGGCAACGCCGTTATCTCCGGCACCGGAGACGACTTCGCCGTCGACGTCGCCGAAGCCGCCGGTAAGGTCGCCGCCGACGGGTTTGCCGTCAACGGGTTCATCAGCCGGCCGGGCCTGACGTGGAAGCTGAACACGATGCGGACCACCGAAGGTGTGCCGATCTACCAGCCCAACCTGCAGGGGCAGCTCGGCGGGACGCTGTACGGCTACCCGATGTCCGAACTCACCAACGGTGCCTGGGACCTGTCCGAGGCTGAGCTGCTGATGGGCGACTGGTCGAAGGCGATCGTCGGCGTCCGCCAGGACATCAGCTTCAAGCTGTTCACCGAGGGCGTCATCTCCGACGACGACGGCAAGGTCATCCTGAACCTGATGCAGCAGGACTCGGTCGCGATGCGAGTCGTCATGCGCGTGGCCTTCGCCACGGCCAACCCGGCGACCCGACTCAACAGCAACTCGGCGACTCGGAGCCCCTTCGGCGTCGTCCAGGCGACGACCGCCGCGTCCTGACGCGCCCGGCCGGCAGTTCATGCGGGCTGCCGGCCTCTGGGAGATCGGAGTTCCTGTTGCGCGTTCTGGCGATGCTGCACGCCTACCCTCCAGGCCACAATGCGGGAGCAGAGTGGGCGGCGCACAGCCTGCTGCGGGAGCTGGTGGCGCGCGGGCATGAGGTGGATGTTCTTCTGTCGGATCCGCGATCGGCGGATGCCAGCTACGCGATCGACGGCGTCTCCGTGCACCCGTACCGGGATAAGGCGGATCCGTCGCGGTGGATGCGAGGCGAAAGCCGCGCGCACGTGGTGGTGACGCATCTGGAGAACACAGCCAGGGCGTCGGTCCTGGGCGAGCTGAACCGGATCCCCGTCGTGCACCTGCTACACAACACCTTCGAGAAGTCCAAGTCCTGGTTGGTGAAGGGCTCACCGTCGCTGGTGGTCTACAACACGGCGTGGATGAAGGCGGACGCGGAAAGCTGGTGGCGATTCAACCGCGGTGACCGGCCGATGCCGCGGGGCATCACGGTTCATCCCCCGGTTTCCGCCACGGACTACCAGGCCTCGCCGGGTGACCGCATCACTTTGATCAACCTGACGGAGGAGAAGGGCGCCAAGGTCTTTTACGCGCTCGCCCAGCGGATGCCACGCCGCAAGTTCCTCGGGGTGATCGGCGGCTACGGGGCCCAGATTGTGCGCGAGGATCTCCCGAACGTGGAGATCGTGCCGCACACGCCAGGAGACCGGATGGCGAAGGACGTGTACGCGAGAACGCGGGTCCTGCTGGCGCCGTCCGTGTACGAGTCCTACGGACGCGTCGCTGTCGAGGCCATGTGCTCCGGCATCCCGGTCGTCGCTCACCCGACCCCGGGCCTCATGGAATCGCTGGGCGACGCCGGGATGTTCGCGGCCCGCGACGATCTGGATGCCTGGGAAGCGGCGGTGAGACGCCTGTTTTCCCCGAAGGTGTACCCGAAGGCCTCCAAGGCCGCCGCGGCGCGGGCCGCCGAGCTCGACCCGAAGCCGGAACTCGACCTGTGGTGCGAGGCGATGGAGGGGGTGGCGCGACGTGGATTCCCTCGCTGATCTGACCGATATCTCGGATCGCCTCGGCCGGCCCCTCCTGCCCGCCGAAGAGACACGCGCACAGGCTCTCCTAATGGACGCCTCCGCGAGGGTTCGCTCCTACACGAAGCAGGACTTCTCCCGCACGGACGACGACACCGTGGTGTTGCGCGCCCAGCAGGGCGAGATCCGGCTGCCGCAGCGCCCTGTCATCGACGTGACTGCGGTGGTTGCGATCGGCGCGGGCGGGGCCCCGGATCTTCCGGTGACGGGATGGCAGTGGGACGGCCTGGACGTTGTCCGCACAGCGACGGACAGCCCAGCGATCAACATGCCGGAACTCTGGCAAGAGGAAGACGCCGACGCCTACCCCGGCACCTACCGAGTGACTTACAGCCACGGCGCCGCCGAAGTACCGCCAGTGGTGGTGGCCGTGGTCGCCAGCATGGTCCTGCGCACGCTCACGGCGCCGACGCTGGCCGGTGGAGTGACGGGCGAGACCATTGGGCCGTACTCGTACCGCACGGACGGCTCTGGCGTTGGCACGGCTGTGGTGATGACGGACGGCGACCGCCGGGAGCTAGCCGATGCCGGTTATCGACCGAAGGCCGGTATGTCGATGGTGTACCGGTGAGGGGCCCGCTGAAGGTGGTTGCCCGGGTGCATGCTTACCCGCCTGACCACAATGCCGGCGCGGAGTGGGCGCTGCACGAGATGCTGCGGGCGCTCGTCGAGCGGGGCCACGCGGCGACGGTGTGGCTGTCGCGTCATGCGGCGAGCAGAGATCCTTACACTGTGGACGGCGTACAGGTCATGCCGCATGACGCTGGCAGTGACGGCCGGTTCGCCAAGGCTGTGGCCAGGTCGAATGCTGTGGTGAGCCACCTGGAGAATGTGCCAGGCGCGGCGTCTCTGGCCCGCGGGTTCGGCAAGCCGCTGATCGTGGTGTGCCACAACACGTTCGATCTCACCTGGCGGCCCATGTTGGAAGGCACCTCGGCGCTGGCGGTGCTGAACTCGCAGTGGATGTCTGAAAAGGCCGAGGCAGTGTTCGACGGCCAGATGTGCCGTCCGGACCGAATGCTGGTGGTACGGCCACCGGTATGGCCGCACGACTACCGGACACCGCGCGGCGACTGCATCACCCTCGTCAACTGCACCGCCACAAAGGGTGTAAGGGTGCTCGCCGAACTCGCTGAGCGCATGCCCGAGCGGAAGTTCCTTGCCGTGAAGGGCGGTTACGGGGAGCAGGAGCCTCCGGCGCTGGACAACGTGCTCGTCCTGGATCACATGCCGGGACGGGAGATGCGGGACGCAGTATATGCGCGGACCAGGCTGTTGGTGATGCCGTCGGACTACGAGTCGTGGGGCCGTGTGGGCGTGGAAGCGATGGCATCCGGCATTCCCGTTCTGGCGCACCCGACCGCCGGGCTCACCGAGTCTCTTGGCGGTGCCGGAATCTTCTGCGATCGCGACAACGTGGGCGCGTGGCAGGCTGAGATCGAGCGGCTCGATGGCCGCGATGCGTACCGGGAAGCGTCCCGGAGGGCGAGGGCCCGTTCGAAGGCCCTTGACCCGGCGTCCGACCTGGCGGCCTGGTGCGAGGCCGTCGAGGAGGTGGCCGGTGCGCGATCTGCCGCAAGGTGACACGGTCACGATCCTGCGTCCCGGAGCTTCCACGCGGGATGCCTATGGCAACGATGTGCCTGGGCCGCCGACGGAGATTCTCGTCCCCGGGTGCGCGGTGGCACCCCGGGACGGGACAGGCTCGGGGGCGAACGAACTGACCGACGCCCGTGACACTGTCATCTCCGGCCTGACGCTGTATGCGCCCTACGGCACCGACATCCGCGCCACCGATCGAATCCGTGTGGGTGGCGACGTCTACGAGGTGGAGGGCAACGCGGGGAGTTTCCGTTCCCCGTTCACCGGTTCGACAGGCCCGGTCATGGTCGCGCTGGAACGTGTGACGGGCTAGCTGCGGGCTTGTTCGACGGCGGCCACGAGTTTTGCGGCGGCGTCGTTGCTCTTGCGGGGGATGGACAGGCTGTTGGGGTCCTCGTAGGGCGGTCGCCCCGCGTGCAGCATTCCGCCCTTTTCTCCGGACGGGAGGCTGCCGGGCAGCACGAACTGCACGTAGCCGTGCATGAGCAGGGTGGCTGCTTTGTGGCGGGTGCTGGTGATGTCGGCGGCGCGGATCCGTACCGGGGCCGGCTTCGGTCCGACGGGTGTCTTCGTGATGGTGATCCATTCACCGTCGAAGTGGATGCTGCCGAGTACGCCCTTGACCTGTAGATCCATGTCCGCCCCCAGTTGCGCGAGTTAGTGGAGGGGCTATGGCAGCACGGTTCAAGGCATCACGCAAAGGAATCGGCGAGATGCTGCGGATGCCTGGTATGCAGGCGGAGATGCTGCGCCGCGCCGAAGTCATCAAGACGATAGCGGCTGCTACGTCGCCGGTGTACGAGAAGGGTCCGCACGTCGGGCACTACAAGGCGTCCTGGGAGACGGACAGCACCAGTCGAGGTGGCCGACGGCGTGACCGGGCGGTGGCCTACGTGCGGAACACGTCGCGATACGCGCGTTTCGTGGAGTACGGCACCGAACGGGTCGCGGCGCACCATGTTCTGCTGCGGGCTGCGCAGACGGGCGGGGCGGACTGATGTGGCCCGATGCCGAAGCCGAGTTGGTGGCGTGGCTCACCGCAGAACTGGACGTGCGGCACGTTACGGATCTGCCCTCGAACCTCGCGGATGTTCTGCCGATCAACCAGCTGCAGCGGGTTGGCGGCGACGACGACGGGATCCGCCTGGACCGGGCTCTCGTCAGCGTGGACAGCTACGGCTCCGACCGCGCGGCAGCGTCTCTGCTGGCGAGAAGGACCCGCGACGCATTGGTCGTTGCCCTGCGGGGCGTGCAGACCGCGAACGCGGTGTTCGGGCGGGTGTCGACGATTTCGGCGCCTGCATGGCGTGACTACGAGAATCCGGCGCTGCGACGCATGGGCGCTACCTACGAGATCTATTTCCACCCGGTCTCTTGACCGGCCGAGGGCCCGCGCCGGACCCCTAGATCCCGCCCGTGCGCGGGCTTCACGCATGTCTGGAGACAACGATGGTCAACATCACCCGCGCAGCGGATCTGCTGGAGGTCGGCGCGAATGGTGCCGGCTGGACGGCGCCGCTCGGTACGGCTTCGCCCGGCGACCCGGAGGTTCAGCCGCTGTCGCCGTGGGCGCCGTTGGGCGCGATCAGCGACGACGGCCTGGTGCAGGGTTTCGAGGAGGACACCCAGAGCTTCACGCCGTGGGGGTACACGGCTCCGATCCGCACCACGATCACCTCCAGCCTGCGGACGTTCGGGCTGACGGTGTGGGAGGTCGGGCGGACGACGGTGCAGTCCCTCCAGTACCGCCTGGATGTCGCCGATCTGGCGCCGGTGTCGGGTCTGACGACGTTCGCGGAGACCGCTTCGCCGGTGCCGGACCGGCGCGCGTTCTGGTTCGTCGTCCTCGACGGGGACGCGTTCCAGCGCGGCTTCTACGTCCCGGAGGGCGAGATCACCGAGCGGTCGGACGTCACCCACAAACAAGACGAAGTCGCCGGCTTCGAGTGGACGATCACCGCCTACCCGGACGCGTCCGGCAACACCGTTTACCACTTCGACCGGGTGCCGGAGACGGCCGCGTACACCGGGTCCTGAGCTGGTGGGCGGGCTGACTTCCGTCGGCGCGGGCCCGGCCCGTCCACCTTTCCTTTCTGCCCGCGCCGTGATGTGAGGAGGCCCGCGCCATGCCAGCCACCAAAGACCAGATCGAAGCCGCCAAGGCCCAGGAGTCAGAGGCCGACGTCGACGACGGGTACGTGACCGTGCCCCTCACAGGCTTCGACGGCGTCAGCAAGGACGTCCGCGCTCTGCCGGCGAACCGGTGGCGTGCGTCCGCGCTCCGCTGCCTCAACAGCGGCGACTTCGACGGGTTCTTCGAGCTCGTCCTGCACGAGGACGACTACGAGATCTACGAGGACCTCGACCCGACATCGGAGGGGATCGGCCGGTTCGCGGAGGCCGCGGCGCGTGCAGGAGAGGAGTCGTTGGGGAAATCCGGTGGACCCTCGCGGTCCTCTCGGAGCACGCGGAGGCGGTAGAAGCCGATCTCTTGGAGCGCGGCATCGACGTCCTCGACATTCATCGGGGCCGGATGTCGTGGCGGCGGCTGCGGGTGCTGATTCAGCATCTGCCACCGGAGTCGCACACGATGACCGCACTCCGTAACGCCATGCCATCCGCTGAGTTGGCGGCGCAGGCGGAGAAGGGCGAGCCAGAGAAGGCCCGCTGGTCGCAGCAGGAGCAACTGACGGCATCCCTGGTCGACGCGGTCCGCAGGGTCGAGTGGGTCCTGTGGTGCGTGAACGTGGAGAAGAACAAAGCGCCGGATCCGCCTGAGCCTATGCGCCGTCCGGGCGCGGGCCCGAAGAAGCAGAAGGCCCAGCTCACTGAGAAGTCTGCCGACAGGCTGTTCCACCTGCTGAATGGGGGCGCCGCGTAGGGGCGCTGGGAGGAGGCTCCCGGTGCCTGCCATTTCTGTCGGCTCGGTCGAAGTCGATGTTGTCCCGAACGCGAGCGGGATCCAGAGCCGTCTGCGAGCCGCGCTGGTGCCGCCTGCGTCGGCAATCGGTGACGAGGTTGGCCGGATCATCGGCCGGCAGATCGTCACGCACATTACCCCTGCCGTCAGGGACGGCATTCAGAACGGTGCTCGGGCGGCCCGTCCGACGGCAACCCGGCAGGGCGCTGACACGGGTGGGGCGTTCGCCCGGTCGTTGCGGGCCCGCCTGGAGGCCGCGTTCCGCAGCATGCCTCGCCTTGATGTGCGTCTCTCCGACACGGGTGTGGACGCTGACCTGGCCCGCCTGCGCGCTCGCCTGGAAAGCCTGGCGGGCAAGACCGTCGGCATCGACATCGACGCTGAGACGGCGCGGGCGCAGGCTGCGGACATCGAGGAGCGGCTGCGTCGGATCGGTGCCGCGCACCCGAACGTGGCAGTGCGGGCTGACACGGCGGCGGCGATCGCCCAGCTGCAGGCGCTTCAGGCGCAGATCGACGAGGTCACAGCCGATCCGGCCCGGATCCGGGTGGAGACGGACGGCACATTCGGGCAGCGGCTCCGCGCCCAGGTGCAGGCCGCTGAGGCATCTCTGCCGAACATCAACCTGCGCGCCGATTCGTCTGCGGCCGAGGTGGAGATTGCCCGGTTGCGGGCGGAGTTGACGGCGCTGCGGGATGTCCGCATCGGCGTCGATATGGATGCTGCGACGGCGACGGCCCGCATCGAGGCGATCCAGGCCCGGCTGCAGGCGCTGGCTTCGTCGGACGCCGATGTCGCGATCCGTGTGGACACGGCTGCCGCGGCAGCGCAGTTGGCGGCGATCCAGGCTGCGGTGAATCGGCTGGATGGCCAGACGGCCAGCGTGAACGTGAACGTCAGCGGGATGCAGTTGCTGGTGACGGCGGCGCTCGCGTTCGGTCCGGCGATCATCCCGGCGTTGCCGGTGGTGGCGGCCGGCCTGGGCGCGGTGTCTGCTGCGGCGGTTGCCGCAGGCGCTGGTATCGGGGCGATCGGCTTGGTGGCGGCGCCGGCTTTCAAGGGCATCGCCACCGCCTTGCAGGCGCAGAAGTCTGCGCAGGATGCGGCGACGAATGCCACGTATCAGGGTGGTCAGGCGGCGTCGCAGGGCGCGTCGAAGGCTTTGCAGATGGCGAGCGCGCAGCAGGCGTTGGCGACAGCGGAGCGGAATGGTGCCCGGCAGATTGCGCAGGCGCAGGCCGCGGTGCGGCAGGCGAAGCAGGCTGTCGCGGATGCGGTGGTGCAGGCGGCGCAGCGGAACGCGGAGGCGAACCGCCGGGTGTTGGACGCTGAGCGGTCCCTTGCGGACGCTCAGCGTGATGCGAAGCGTGCCCAAGAGGATCTGACCACCGCCCGTCGTACCGCGGCGCAGGAGCTGGAGGATCTGAACAGCCGGCTCGCCGACTCGGTTCTGTCGCAGCGGGATGCGGAACTGTCTCTGAGGGAGGCGGCCGCCGAACGGGACAAGGTTCTCAAGTCCGCGAACGCCACCGAGCTGGATAAGGAGCGGGCGCTCCTTGCCTACGACCAGGCGGTTGAGCGTCTGAAGGATCAGACGACCGAGACGGCCCGGCTGAAGACCGAGACGGCTGACGCAAACAAGAAGGGTGTCGAGGGCTCCGACACGGTCCGGGGCGCTCAGGAGCGTCTCGCTGAGTCGCAGCGCAATGTGGCTGATCAGGCCCGTGCGGTGAAGGACTCGCAGACCGAGGCGGCGCGCACGCAGGTGGAGACGGCCCGGCAGGTCGCGGACGCTCAGCAGCGTGTCAGCGAGGCGACCGCGAATGTGGCGGTGGCGCAGCAGTCTGCGGCGGATGCGGTGGCGTCGGCGCAGCGGCAGATTCAGTCGGCGTCGGTGTCGGCGGCTGGCGGGGTGGATCAGGCTGCGATTGCGCAGGCCAAGTATCAGGCCGAGTTGGACAAGCTGACGCCGTCGGCGCGGGACACGTTCGACGCGTTCGTGGATCTGCGGTCGGCGTTCGGTAGTTGGTCGAAGTCGCTGCAGCCGAAGGTGATGCCGATCTTCACGCGTGCCTTGAACGGCATGCGGAAGGCGCTGCCGGGTTTGACGCCGCTGGTGGAGGAGGGCGCTGAGGCTATCGGCGACCTTCAGGACCGGGCGTCGCGCGGGTTCAAGTCGCCGTGGTGGAAGACCTTCAAGAAGGATCTTCAAGGCTCGGTACGTCCCGCGATCATCGGGCTGGGTGTCAGCTTCGGCCGCGTGTTCAAGGGCATGGCAGGGGTGACGCAGGCCTTCTTCCCGCACATGGATTCCATTTCGGAGCGGATGCAGAAGATCACGGGACGGTTCGCGAACTGGGGAACGTCGCTGAAGGGCAGCCCGGAGTTCGAACGGTTCCTGTCGTACTCGTCTGAGATGGGTCCGAAGCTCGCGGACGCTCTTGGGAAGATCGCTGGGGCGTTCCTCTCGATCGGACAGGCGCTGGCGCCCGTTTCGGGTCCGCTGCTGTTCCTTCTGGGCGGTCTGGCGGAGGCGATAGGGATCATCGCCGAGCACGCGCCGTGGATGGTTCAGGGGATCTGGCTGGCGATCGTGGCGATGCGGGTGTGGACGATTGCCCAGTGGGCGCTGAACGCGGCCATGAGCGCCAACCCGATCACACTGATCATCATCGGGATCGTGGCGCTCGTAGCCATCGGTATTTACGCGTTCAACAAGTTCCCGTGGTTCCGTGACCTGGTCCTGAAGGCCTGGAGCGGGATCAAGACGGCCTCGCTGTGGCTGTGGAACACCGTGCTGAAGCCGTTCTTCACGTGGTTCGGCGGAGTCGTCGTCTGGCTGTGGCAGCGGATCATTCGCCCGTACATCGGGTTCTTGATCGCCTACTGGAAGACCGTCGCGCAGGTCGCGGTGTGGCTGTGGAACACGGTGCTCGCACCGTTCTTCGTCTGGTTCGGCGGGATTGTCGTCTGGCTCTGGCAGAAGATCATCAAGCCGTATATCGGCTTCCTGATCGCCTACTGGCGGAAGGTCGCCGACGTCGCCATCTGGCTGTGGAAAACCATCCTCGGCCCGGCCTTCCGTGGCATCGGATCCATCATCTCGTGGTGGTGGACGAACATCGTCAAGCGGTACTTCGGATTCGTCCGAGGTGCGATCACCACGCTGGGCGATGTGTTCCGCTGGCTGTGGCAGAAGGCCATCAAGCCCGCCTGGACCGGCATCTCCAGCCTCATCGGCGCGATCTGGCGGGACGGCATCCGGCCCACCTTCGACAGGCTGAAGGCCGCGGTCGGCAAGGTCGGCGACGCCTTCGAGGCTGCCCGTAAGGCGATCAAGATTGCCTGGGACAAACTCAAGGGCATCGCGAGGACACCGGTCCAGTACGTCGTCGACGTCGTCTACAACAACGGCATCCGAGGCGTCTGGAATCGAGTCGCCGGCGCCTTCGGGGCGAAGAAGCTGGAAAAGTTCACCTTCTCCCGCGGCGGCATCATGCCCGGCTACACCCCGGGCCGCGACGTGCACCGGTTCGTCTCCCCGACGGGCGGCCAGTTGGAGCTGTCCGGTGGCGAGGCCATCATGCGGCCCGAGTTCACCCGGGCTGTCGGCTCCGGCTTCGTCGGCGCCATGAACTCGATCGCCCGGTCCCGTGGCGCGCAGGGGGTCAAGGCGGCGCTGGCACCAGTGTTCGGCGGCAACCCGACCACGCCCACCGACCGGTCGCTGAAGTATGCGAACGGTGGCCTCGTGCAGCGGTTCGAGGACGGCGGGATCTTCGGCTGGATCGGCTCGGCGGCCTCCAAGGCGGCCGGCGCCGGGTCGGCGGCCTGGAACGGGATCAAGGCGACCACGAGCTGGCTGGGCGACTCCCTGGAGGAGTCGGCGCGGGCAGGCGTGAAGAAGGTCGTCAACCCGTTGCTCAAGTCATTCCCTGGCATGGACACCGGGTTCGGCCGCATGATCCGCAAGGTCCCGGACCGGATCATCGACACCCTGTTCGGCTACACAAAGCAGGCCGACAAGAAAGGTGGCGGCGGGATCGGCGGCCCGAAGATCCAGGCCGCCACAAAGTGGGCGAAAACCCAGAACGGCCTGCCCTACCAGTGGGGCGGCGGAGGCAACCCATCCTGGGACTGCTCGGGCTTCATGTCCGCGATCGAGAGTGTGATCCGTGGACAGAAGCCTCACCGCCGCTGGTCGACGCACGCCTTCAAGGGCGGCACCCCGCCGGGCTGGATCAAGAACGGCAACAGCGCGTTCCGTGTCGGCATCACGCACGCCGGCGTCGGCCACACTGCGGGCACCATCGGCAAGACCAAAGTCGAGTCGAGGGGCGGGGACGGCGTGGTCGTCGGGTCTCGGGCCCGCGGCTACAACGACAAGCTGTTCACCAGCTGGTACGGGTTCAAGCCCGGCTCCTACGACTCGGGCGGCTACCTGCAGCCCGGCCTCAACTTGGCCTACAACGGCACCGGGAGGCCGGAGCCGGTGTTCACGTCTCGCCAGGCCAACGCCCTGACATCGATGGCTACACCTCGGGGACCGGCGGGGCCGATGCGCCTCGAAGGGGACGTCTACCTCGACTCCGGCGAGTTCCTCGGCCGGATCCGGGGCGAGGCACAGCAAGTGGTCGACCAGAGCAACGGGCAGTTGCTCACGGCTCTCGGGGCTCGACCCACAAGGAGGTGACCTGACCTGTGGCGATCCCCGGCAACTTCCTCAGCCAGACCACCGAGTCGGTCGATCCGAACACGTCGGGCTGGGCGGCAAAGCTGAACTGCAGCTTGTCGCTCGGCACCGGCGGCCGGAACGGTGACGGCTGCGCCCAGATGAGGTCGGTGGCGGCGGGCGAGATGCAGGCCCGCACCTACTCCTCCTATGCCGTCACCCCGGCCGAGACGTACTGGGCTTTCGCCGACGCCAGCAGCACGACCATCCCAGAGCGGATCGGGATCCGTTGGCTCAACGCCAGTGGATCCGAGATCAGCATCACGTGGTCGCTGACGACGGCCACTGCCTCGTCGTCGTGGCATCGCATATCGGTCGGCGGGGTGGCCCCGGCGGGGGCCGCCCGCGCCCAGGTTCTCGTCTCCGCTACGGCGACTGCCGCCCTTCAGATCGTCTTCTTCGAGAACGTCTACCTCGGCTATCCGCTGCGCTTCGCAGGCAACCTGCTGTCGTTCGATGCGGAGCAGGGCGAGATCAACGGCGCCTCGTGGGCGGCCGAAACGAACTGCACCCTGTCCCGCACGGCTCCCGCAGTGTCGTGGCCCGAGTTTTGGTACTACGCGGGCGGCGAGACCCTCACTCTGACGGTGACCGCGTCAGGCAACGCCTCCGCGCTGTGTGTCGAGCGTCCCGCGGTCACGCCCGGCACCGAGTACCTCGGGTACATGTACATCAACCCGCCCACCTCCGGCTCCTCCTGCTGGGTGGAGCTGCGGTTCTACAATGCGGCCGGCACCCAGATCCAGGCCACCCGCTCCACGCTGGTGCCGTCGGGGACGGGCTGGTTCCGGCAGATCGCCTCTGCGGTCGCACCGGCGCTCGCAGCGACCGCGTCGATCGCGGTCGGCATCACATCCGGCACCGCAGCACAGATCGTGCGGGCCGAGGGCATCGTCGTCAAAGCCCGCACCACCACGGTGATCAGCAGCACTCCGACCAGCAACATCATCCCGTATGCCGACAGCAACTTTGAGCAGGGTGTCGGCCAGTGGACTGTGCAGTCCGGGGTGGCGACGATCGCGCGGTCCACGCCGTGGGGCGCGCAGATGTATGTCGAGTGCTACAGCCTGACGGTCACCAGTTCTACGGCCACGGCCAGCGTCATCCGATCGGGCCAGTATGCGGTGACGCCCGGCGTCAACTGGCGGCTCGTCGCAGCAGGGAAGCGGGTGGCGGGCGGCTGGACCCTCACATCAAGCGTCCGCTGGCTCAACGCCTCCCTCGGCCTGATCAGTACGACGTCCAGCGTCGCCGTCGCGGTGCCGGCCGACGGGCTCTGGTATCTCTTCAATCAGGATCACGCCGCTCCGGCGGGGGCCGCGTTCGGGCAGATCGACTACACGCTGACGGCGACCTCGGCCAGTAGCACGCTCCAGCTGGATGAGTTGCAGATGCTGCAGGTTCTGCCGCAGCAGTCGGTCACCGTCGACGACGAAACGGCCTCAGTGCAGATCATCGTGCGCGAGATTCCCTCATCCACCACGATGACGATCTACCGTGTGGCGGCGGACGGCGCGAGGACACTGGTACGCGGCCCCGACGGACTGATCGAGCAGGTCACGCCGTCGGCCGACATCTACTTCGTCACCGACTATGAGGCCCCGCTCGGGATGCCGTTCTCCTACCGCATCGAGTTCTACAGCACGTCTACCGGTGCGATCAGTGGCTGGCGGACCAGCGGCAGCGTCACCATCGACCCGGGCGACATCAACTACGCCTGGCTGAAGGACCCGCTCAGGCCGCAGTTGAACCGGCGGGTGATGGTCAAGCAGGCCCCGGACTGGTCGCAGCCAATAGAGCAGTCCGTGCTACGGCCGGCCGGTAGGCAGAACGCGGTCGTCTTGTCGCGGATCCGGTCGGGCCGGGAGGGCTCACTGGCGGTGTGGACGCAGTCGGACGACGAGCGGGAGAGTCTGCGTTTCCTCATGGCGACCGGGAATGTCCTGCTGTGGCAGTCCGCCCCGGGTATGGGCGAGTCGGACGTGTACGTGTCCGTCGCCCAGACGAGCTATCCGCGCGTCACCCCCTACGCCCCGGAGCCGTGGCGGGAATGGACGCTGCCACTCACCGAGCAGGACCGGCCGACCGGCGGCACAGCCGGTTCGGCGACCTGGACGGTACGCGATGTGGGGCTTGAGAACGCGACCGTGCTGAGCCTGATCGGCCGCTACTTGACGGTCCTCGACCTGGCCCTGGATCAGCGGGTCGGCGGATGAGAGGAGCGCGGGATGTATCAGGCGCCCTCTGCCCGGTTCCTTCCGGCGCTGCGCGAGTCCCACGTCCCCTACACGCAGGTCCAGTTGCTGCGGGCCGACGGTGTGGTGCAGAACCTGGAGCACACCGACGGCAGTGTGACGGTGGACCGGGGGAGTGCGGTGCGGCGAACCTGCTCGGTGAGCGTGCCGGACACGAGCCTGATCCCGATGACGCCGACGGAGCAGCTGGCCATCTACGGCGGCCGGCTGCTGATTCGCCGCGGCGTCGTCTACGGCGACGGCACGTCAGAGTCGGTGCCGCTGGGCCTGTTTCGTATCGACTCCATCGAGGGTGACCCCACGCTGGGCCCGGTCACCTTCAACGGCTCGGGCCTTGAAGCGGTCGTCGCCGATGACAAGTTCCTCGCTCCGTACTCGACGCGAGGGGCGACCGCGGCGGTCACCGCGATCACCGGCCTGATCCAGGACTCGATCCCCGGGGCGGTCATCGTGAACCGGGCCTCGGACGCGACGCTCGGCACGATGACGTGGGATGCCCAGGGCGACCGGTGGGCCGCGGTGCAGGAGTGCGCGACCGCGATCGGCGCCGAGGTGTACGCGGACGCGGACGGCCAGTTCATCATCGCCGAACTCCCGGACCTGCTGACCGCCACGGTCGCCTGGGATGTCGATGCGGGCGCGGCCGGTGTTCTCATCTCGGCGAACCGTTCGTTCTCCCGGGAGGGCATGTACAACGTGGTCGTCGCCTCTGGGGAGAACGCCGAGGACAACGTCGCGGCCGTGTCGGCGACGGCCTCTGACACCGACCCGACCAGCCCCACCTACGTGTCCGGGCCGTTCGGCAGGGTGCCGAAGTTCTACTCCAGCGCCACCATCATCAACTCTGGTCTGGCGCAAGGCGCCGCGAACAAGCTCCTGCGGGACGCCCTCAAACCGACCGCCACCGTCTCCCTGACCAGCCTGCCGAACCCGTGCCTGGAGCCGGGCGATGTCCTGCGCGTCACCTACGAGGACGGGCAACGGGAACTCCAGCAGATCCAGTCGTTCACGATCAGCCTCGGCCTCGACTCGATCACCATCGCCACCATCGGTGGAAAGCAGGACACCTGATGGCCGCCCGCCCCCTGGACGTGGCAGCAGCCATCGCAGCAGCAGCCCGCCAGGCGGGACGCGACGACCCCGACGTGCGGCGTGCCGACGTACAGTCCGGCACCGTCACGGCAGTCGGCGTCACTGCGGGCACCGTGGACGTGGGCAGCATCCGGGCCCGCCGCCTGGAGTCGTACCTGAACCCGACTGTCGGCGACCAGGTGCTGCTCGTCCAGTCCGGCACCGGCAACTGGTGGGCAGCCGGCCGGACCGCATCCGCCGCGTCGCCGCTCGGCGAGCCGCTCTTCAAGTACAAGGCCGCCCACACCGACCGAAGTTCGGCGAACACCGGGGCCACGCTCGCCGACGACCCGGACCTGACAGTGCAGCTCGACGCGAATGCCGTGTATGTCGTCGAGTTCCACCTGCATTACGCGGCCACCGACACCGCCCGCTTCAGAACGGCGTGGACAGTGCCGGCCTCCGCAGTCGGCACCCGGTCGTCCGTGGGCCCAGACCAGGGAGTGATTCTCTCCAGCACCTCGGCGGGAGGAGCCGGCCGCTGGGGTGTACACAACTTCGGCACGACAGCCACCTACGGCACACGCGACAGCGCCACCAACCAGTGCGCGGCAGTGGAAGAAGCGACCGTCATCACCACTGCCTCTGGTACATGCGCCCTTCAGTGGTCGCAGGTCACCAGCAGCGCCACCGCCACCCGCTTGGCCCAGGGCTCGTGGATGCGGGCCGTCCGACTCGCATAGGAGACCCAACCCTGATGGTCCTGCAGTGGAGCACCCCCAGCGCACCCGAGTTCCCTCGCCCGCCCGCGAACGTGACCTTCTCCGCAACGAAGGATCTCGGCGACGGCACCAGCGTCACCATGGCCGGCCAGATCGGCATCGGCGTGGAGGGCCCCACCCCGACCGACGAGGACGTCCTCGGCTGGCTCGGCCTCATCCACGGCGCATTGAAGGCTGACGGCTGGGCGATGGGGCTGCGGTTCGAGGAGACCGCAGTGTCGCGGCGCTTCGTTGAGGAAATCGAGGAGGCGTAGTGCCGACCACAGACACGTTCGGGCAGGGGTTCACGGCCCTCGGCTATGGTGACGTCCCCGACCTGAAGGTCATGGGCGACGGACTGTTGAAGATCGCGGGCCAGTCGGTGATGCGGTTCGCCACCGCTTCCACCCGCAACGCGACGCTCACCGCGCCGGTAGCCGGGATGATGGCGTGGCTCAACTCCGAAGCGACCCTCACCGTCTACGACGGCACAGCCTGGGTCGCCGTCGCCGCCGGCACCCAGTCCTGGACGACCATCTCCCTGGCTACCGGGTTCGCTCACGACGGCAACAGCAACGGGACCTTCCAGTACCGGAAGGTCAACTTGTTCGGCGAGGACACGATCATGTTCCGTGGTGCGGTGTCCGTCACCTACTCCGGCACCACCATCCCCAACACGGGAATCGTCAACTCGGCCGCCCTGCCAGCCTCGGCACGCCCGACGGCGCTGCGGACGATCGTGGTCCCCTGCTCCGACGTGTCCAGCGTCCGCATCACCCTGAAGCTCGACATCCAGACCAACGGCTTTTTGAAGATCTTCGGCACTGGCAGCGGATCCGACGGCGTGAGCACTCCGCCCTGGATCGGCTTCAACGGCTGCTTCGCCAGCCTCTGACCAGGAGAGCCCGTGGCCACTGTGTGCAAGCTGTACCGCGGCGACAGGCCGCAGATGATCCCGCCGAACACGTGGACTCTCGTCACGTTCGAGAAGATCGTCAGCAACGACCGGTATATGCAGCGGGACCTGACATCGATCATGCCGCCGTTTGACGGCGACTTCCTGTGGGCCCGCAACCTGCGCTGGGCCGCCATCAGCCTCCCCGACGGCGACACCAGGCCCCGGCAGATCATGTCCCGCTTCGTCCGTGACCCGGATGGTGTCCACGACGACACCGGCGCCGACGACCGCACCGCCACCCCCGGCCGGGCCTGGCAGACCGTCATGTGGCCGTTCGCCGGACAAGCCGGCCAGCCCGTCTGCGTCGAGGTGTGGCACGACCATCATCAGCCCTGGGCCCTCGAACACGCCCAGTTCGCTGGCGTGACCTGGGACTACTAGACAGAGAGGGGCCCGCGCCATGGCCAAGACTGGACCGCAGAAGATACCCGGCGCATCCCAAACCTACTTCTACGGGACCGGGCAGTTCTCCGGCTCCGACATGGAAGTGAACTGCGGAGTCGCGCACACCACCGAGGGCCGAACCGTCCCCAGCTATGCGGATAGCTCCGGGCGTCGTGGTGCACTCGCCCCCACGGTCACCGGCCTGCCCGACATCGCAGCGAAGAAGATCCGCTGGTACCAACACTATGACGTCGACGAATCAGCCCGCGCCCTCGCGAACAAGCTGGGCGGCGTCGAAACGAACACCGCGAACGCCTTCCAGATCGAACTCGTCGGAACCTGCGACGACACGAAGAAGACCACTTGGGGCGGCGCCAAGGCGGGCGTCGACTATCTGCACTGGCCCACCGCCCCAGACTGGGCGCTCACCGAGGTCGCCTGGCTGGTGCGCTGGCTCCACGACTACCACGGCATCCCGCTCACCTGCGTCAAGGACTGGCTCGCCTACGGCAAGGACACCCGCCGGCCCGGCATCACCCCCGCCTCCTACGGGGCGAGCCCGGCCCGCATGTCCCAGGCCGAGTGGCGGAACTTCACTGGCTGGTGCGGGCACCAGCACGTGCCCGAGAACGACCACGGCGACCCCGGCTCCATGAACTTCGCCCGGGTCATCCAACTCGCCAAGGGCGAGGCCAAGGAGGAAGACATGCCGCTGACCACTGAAGACGTCAAGAAGGTCTGGACGACCGACAACGTCATCGGCGTACCCGCCGACTGGTCCCCGGGTAACGGCGCCTGGACTGCGGCGTCCCTTCTCATCGACCAGGGGAAGCGGCTGCGCTCCCTCCAGGCCGACCTGAAGGCACTGTCCACGGTGAACGGTGAGCTCGTGAAGACCGTCGCCACACTGGCGGCCAACGTCGGCGACCTCGACCCGGCCGCGATCGTCGCCGAACTTCGGGCTTCCATTGAGTCCGTCACCGTCCGCCTCGATGTCCCGGACAGCCCGTGACCGACCTGTTCTACGACTTGGAGTTCCTCGAGGACGGCTCCACGATCGAGCTGATCTCCATCGGCATGGTGTGCGACGACGGCCGCGAGTACTACGCCGTCAACGCCGCACTGGCAGCACGCTGGGGGAACGGGCGCCGACTGCGACGCCGTGTCCAGAAGCACAAGTGGCTGATGGAGAACGTCGTCCCGCACCTGCCCAAGCCGCACGGCGACTGGAACAACCACATGCCGCAGTCGTGGCTGTTCAACTACCACGACCCAGCCGTGAAGCCGCGAGAGAAGATCGCCGACGAGGTCATGGACTTCATTCGCGCCGCCGGGCCCGACGTGCAGCTGTGGGCCAACTACGGCGCCTACGACCACGTCTGCCTCGCCCAGCTCTGGGGCCGCATGATCGACCTCCCCGAGGGCGTCCCCATGTTCACCTGCGACATCCAGCAGGAGCGGGCCCGGCTCGGGCTGCGCTGGGGCGAGCTCCCCAAGCAGGAGGGCGGCGAGCACAACGCGCTCGCGGACGCCCGCCACAATCAGCTCGTGCGGCGGTGGCTCGCCGAGCAGGAAGCGAGAACGTCATGAAGACCATCCTCGGCAGGGAGCCCGCTCTCTGGCTCAACAGCCTGTCGGCCATCCTCGGCCTCGTCGTCACCTTCAACGTCGGCCTCACCGAAGAACAGGCCGGCTGGGCTGTCGCTGGCGTATCGGCGGTCCTCGGCGCCATCGCCGCAGCGCTCACCCGGCCGATCGCCGTGCAAGCCTTCACGACCCTGGTCGCCACCATCGCCTCCGCAGTCGCCGCCTTCGGCTACGAGGTAGAACCCACGACGACGGCCGCCGTCAACGGCGCGGTCCTCGCCGTGCTCATGTTCATCACCCGCGGGCAGGTGTCACCGTCGAGCCCGACGGCCCCGGCGGGCGGCATCGTTCGGGGCGTGTAGATGCCGTGCCGGGTGGCCCGGCGGTTGCATCAACTGCTCGGCCGCCGCGGCATCTTCCTGCTGATCCTCGGCGTCGGGAAAACCTGCTGGGGCGTGTCGTTCCTCGTCGACCCGCCCCCGGCCCAAGGTTTGGAACTCCTGACGCGAGTGTGCTCACTGCGCGACTGGGCGTGGCTGTGGATCGTGGCCGGGATCGTCACTGGAGCGTCCGCATTCCTCCGAGTGGGCCGCGACCTGTACGGGTTCGTGGCCGCACTCGTTCCCCCCACCGTGTGGGCGATCGCCTACACCGCCGCTGTCGTCAGCGGTGACTACTCCCGTGGCCTGTACGTCGCGGTCTGGTATCTCACCTCGCACGTCGGGGTCATCTTGTGGGCGGCCACGGTGCCCGAGCATTCGGTCCCCCACGTGCCAAGAGCCGCCCGGAAAGGGCGGGCTCCGTGAC